CTGATGCCTTCAACAACGCATTTCGAGAGACCACTGATGTCACCGACTTCCTTGAGCAAGTCCTCAGCATTGCTGATCTTGTAGCAGCAGAGCGAGCTGCGAATGCAGCCATCGGCGCATCAGAGACTGACCCAACAGTCTTCAATCCCTACAGCGATGACAATCTTTCTGCTGCTGAGCGTGAATTGCGACTGCTGACTCAGATCAATCAGGAACTGCAGCAGCAAGCGTATCTGGTGAGCCTGACAGTTTCTGCCCGGGAGCGTGAGCAGAAGTTGAATGAGTTTGATGATCGGTTCTTGGCTCAGAACCTTCTGATGACTGGGTCGATTCGCGAAGAGCTGGAAACACGGTTGATGGCGATCGAGGCTGTCGCCAGACAGCGAGATCTCCTTGATGAGATTCGCGGACCAATGGAGGATCTTGTCAACAAGCAGTCTGACTTGAACGACCTGTTCAGAGCAGGCACCATTACGCTTGAAGAGTACAACGACAAGTTGCAAGAACTGCAGTTGGCAATCTTGGAGAGTGGCACTTCTGTCGAGACTGGCTTCGCACGCGGATTCATTCGTGTCCAGAACAGCCTCCAGGACTTCGCCAGCCTCGCTGAGCAAACTCTCGTCGGCGCATTCCAAGCCGCCGAAGATGCGCTCGTCGAGTTCGCCACGACAGGTGAGTTCAACTTCTCGAAACTGGTCGACGCCATCCTGTCTGACATCGCTAGACTCCTGGCTAGGCAGGCATTGTCCGGCTTCCTTGGTGCCATCACCGGCGGTGCTTTCGGGTTCGAAGGAACTGCTGGCGAGTTCTTCTTCGGTGGCGGCAAGGCAGCAGGCGGTCCTGTGATGAATGACCGCTCCTATCTCGTGGGTGAGCGTGGTCCTGAGATGTTCACGCCCAGCGTCCCTGGGCAGATCACCCCAGCTCCCCAGACTGCTGCGATGATGGCACCTCAGTCTCCGCCTCAGGTGAATGTACAGGTCGTGAATGTGACTGATCCGGAAGAGGTGTCCTCTGCCTTGAACACTCCTGGTACCCAGGATCAGATCGTGAATGTGATCCGCAAGAATCGTCAGGCTGTGCGATCAGCCTTGGGAATGTGAAATGGCTTTCATCATCACTCAAGCATCTAACTACCAAGACCTTGTTGACAAGGTGCACGACATCGCCACAGGTACTTCGCTGCAGACCATCACGGCTATTGCAACTGCAGGTAGTGGCTACGTCGTGGGCGATCTCCTGACCGTCTCTGGAGGCACCTCCACCATCGCTGCGGTGATCGAGGTAGTGGCGGTCGGTGGTACTGGCAACATCACCACAGCAAGAGTGTACAATGCTGGGCTGTACACTGTGACGCCGACAAACGATGTGTCTGTGACAGGCGGTTCTGGAACTTCCGCCGAGTTCACACTCAGTTGGGCAGCGAACGGTTGGACTGCTATGCGAGCGACCAATGTGGGTGGGTCTGGCGAGCGAGAGCTGATCCTCCGAGGCTCGGGTGGGGGCGCAGATCAGATCTTCGTGGGGATGCTTTCATACACCGACAGTGGTGCAACAAACATCGAACTGAGAGGCTTTACCGGATACTCTTCAGGATTGACGTGGTTGCAACAGCCCAACATCTCACTGGATGTGTATATCCCTAGTCAAACTACAACGATGGATGTTTGGTTGAGCGTCAAGCCTCGCCGCATCATTGGTGTTGTGAAGACTGGCTCTGGCAACTACTCTTCGTTCTATCTGGGCTTCTTGAACCAGTATGCCACACCCTCTCAGTGGGCATATCCATTGTTCATTGGCGGGTCGTCTGACGAACCAACCACACTCTCTACGAGTTCTTCAATCTCCTACTCTTCGATTGTGGACCCGATTGCTTCTGCGTCCGGACTTGGCCCATGCTGTTACCGAACAGCTGATGGTTTGTGGAGACGAGTTTGGAACTCTTATCTAAGTGGCACCACCCTGAGGTCTGATTCTTCAGCCAATCACTGGATCTATCCGGGCGGGATCATCGACTCAACTGAGATATCTGACCCAGATGAATGGTATGTTGCATACACCTTTGATTGGCAGTCGTTCATCCCAGAAACAGGCATTCCTGGATCAACTAATGATCGACTGATGCCATCCATTGGAGACGGGAAGTACATTCGAATCCCAGCAACACTCAACTCTGCATTTCCGATTAGCATTCTCGGCGAGTTGGATGGATGCTTCTGGTTCAACACGAACGATGTTGTGCAGGCTGAGAATCGCTTGCAGGATGGGTCTGATTTCTACAAGGTATTTGCTAGTGGCTCCCGTACCGAACGCTGGGCACATTGGTGCCTTCTTGAGGAATAGAAGATGGCTTATCAAAGCGGTGTCGCCAACTCACTACCTGACTTCTTTGATGCGTTGCAGCAGTTCGCTGCAGCTGAGGGTTGGACTGTCGACATCTTCAGCACGACCAATTCTTGGCTCGCACTGAACAACGGCAGTTCCTACGTTCAGTTCAGATGGGATACTGCAGGCACCTTTGCTGGATTCCATTCAACTGGATTCACCAGCACCGCTACCGCTCCAGGCAACCATGTTGGCGATGATGGTTGTGGTACGATTGATTCCTCAACTCCGTACAATGCCACGATCACTTCTGGCCGACGATGCAACCTGGACAGTGCAGGACCATACACTGGCTACCACTTCTTCTCTGACAACACCACACAGTACATTCATGCTGTCATAGAGAGGTCTCCAGGGTCATACCGGCATCTGACCTTTGGTATGATCGACAAGGTCGGAACTTGGACGGGTGGGCAATACATTGGAATACAACGAGGCTTCAACTTTCCATTCTCGGCATTCACACCAAGCAATACAGGCACGACAGGTGCGAATGAGCTCAACTCCATTCGCACTGATGGTCTCCCTGGGCAACCTGCCGGTAATGTATGGAGTTTGTTCTCTGCTAGAACCACTAATCCGGGAAACGATCGTGCCGGCAACATCCGCACATTGAATCCTGGTGGTTCCTTCGGATACAATCCCTGGGCATATGGGTTCGGAGCAGTTCGATCATCACCCATCAGTGGGTATGTGCCTCTGATCCCGATCCCAGTTTGGTGGCGAAATGGCACTGAGTACTCATTGCTTGGTTTCGGACCCAAGATGTTCTTGATGAACATGGCGAACTTTGCCCCTCAGGAAGAGTTCACCATTGGACTGAATACCTACAAGGTGTTTCCGCTGACCTTGAAGTCTGAGAGTATGAGTACCGGAAGTGGCTATGGTGGGTTCGTCTATCAGAAGATCACCTGATGTCTGTCTTCCCCTCTGAGTCTTTCGATCTGTTGTCGGCGACAGTTGCTGGGCTGTCTCCGAATCTATCAACACAGACTGCCTATGCCAGTTCCCTATTGCCCCAAGAGTTCTCACTAGACAACCCATCCTCCGCTGGGCCAGCAGAGCCCACCCCTGCACCACCAGCGGCATCCTACGACACTGAGCAAGTGAGTGGGATTCGTGAGTTCTGGTTCGAAATCATTCACGTGTTCCCCAAGGTGATCGATCTTGGGAACATTCTCTCGACTGTCAACACCCAGATCGAGATCTTCAATGGATTCACCAGACAAGACCGGCAGATCACTTCCTTCACCAACGGTGCTGGATCTGGCTCGTCAATCACGAATCTGCCTGGACTCCCAAATACGCTCAGTCCTCTTGAGGGACTTAGTCTCAACTTCCAGGTTACTACGGATGGTCCGCCCACCATCGACGGAGACCTCGAGTTCGGGACCGACGCCGGATACGACCTAATCATTCCGGTCACGGCATCTCGCATTGTTGTCTTTCCGTTTGTGCCCACGACCCCTCTCGATGAGCGCTTGTTCTTCCTCACTGATGTTCTTCGACATAAGGACTCCACAGAACAGCGAATCTCTGCTCGAAAGAATCCCCGTCAAGAGTTCACCTACAACCTGTCTCTTGACGCAGGTCGTGATCTGAACCAGCTCGACATTCTGATGTTCGAATGGCAGTCTCGGGTGTTCGGTGTTCCGGTCTGGACGCAACCTTCTCGTCTTGAGTCTGCAATCACTGCCAATGACACGACCATCTATGTAGACAGCACCACGAGCAAGGACTTTCGGGTGGGCAAACTTGCCATCGTCTGGTCGGATGAGAGGACGTTTGACGCTCTTGAGATTGCTGCGGTGACCTCGACCAGCATTACCTTTGCCTCACCGATTCTCAAGAACTACGATGTGGGTGCTCGAGTGATGCCTGTGGTTGCTGCTATCACCCACCGAAACAACTACGGCAATCGCTACAGCATCAACCTTGCTGAGCGACAGGTTCTGTTCCGTGTGTTGGAGAACGAAACGAGTTTCGCACCAGACGCAACTCCGTATCTGATCTCCGGCGGTGTGCTCGACGGCGAGATCTTTGTCGATGAGCCGCTGATGCGTGAAGGTATGACGATGCGGGAGAACTTCTTCCAGCGATTCGTTCAGTTTGACAACGAAACTGGTAAGTTCAGCCAAGTGTCTGCTGAGCCGCACAATGCTCGTGCCTATGCATACCAGATCAAGGTCAACGACCATGCATCCATGCTCAGGGTGCGTAGGTTGCTGTACGCACTCCGTGGTCGACAGGTGTCGTTCTTCGTGCGGTCCAGATTCCCAGACCTAACTCTGACTGCCCCTTGGGCAAATGCATCCAGCACCATCACCATTGCCAATGTCGGCTACAGTCGATATGCGCGTGGGCGAGAACGCTACAAGTATGTCCGGATCGTCTTGAACAGCGGCACGATTCTGTATCGAGAGGTGTCAGGATTCTCTGAGATCGACGGCAACAGCGAGCAAATCACCTTCACCGAAACTGCACCATACGTGATCAATCCAGAGGACGTAAGTGTCATACAGTTCATGGAGAGAACGCGGTTGGACAAGGACGAAATCTACATCACCCATGTTGACGACACCGGACAGGCTGTCATCGACTTCGCAGTCAGGACTGTGATCCAATGACGTACAATGCGATCGAGACATCAAT